CAATGGCTAAAGATTATAACCCATTTGATTTTATGAATGCAGTCTCTTTTACAAAAGAAGATCTGATTAAAAATCATGATAACCCAGATATGATTGAAAAACAATATACACCGTATGTGGTTAATCGTGGCTTTACTAACTTTGAAGATACTATTCTTCATGCAAATGAAATGAATATGCGGCACCACCTGTTTGAAGGTGCTCAGTTTGATTATTACAGAGGTGCATTGCGTAAACGTAAACGCTTTTCTAAATGGCCCAAGGCTGATAAAAGTGTTGACCTTGATGCAATTCAACAAGTATATTCATGTAACCGTACCGTCGCCAAACTTTATTTGAAGGCGTTATCACAAGATGATATGAAAACTGTTAAGAACAAGCTTATGGTAGGCGGAAGTTCTAAATAGAATAAATATAAATGATGCACAAGTGAGCATCGTGATAACAACAAAAATAATTAATTAAATATAAGGTGCTGTACGTTATGGAAACAGAAGACATTTTCAAAGGTGTCGGTATAGAAGTCTCACTTCCTTCCCCAGATAGTTTTTTAAAAGTTAAGGAAACTTTAACAAGGATTGGTATTTCGTCTCGTAAGGAGAAGAAGTTATATCAAACATGCCACATCCTGCATAAACAGGGAAGATACTCAATTCTACATTTCAAGGAATTGTTTATACTCGACGGAAAAAAGAATACTTTTACAGAAGAAGATAAAGCAAGGCGTAATACGATTGTTAAACTTCTGGCAGAATGGGAGCTATGTTCTATGGTGCATGAAGATGCAACAGGTGAATTAGCTGCTCCATTAAATCAAATCAAAATCTTATCTCACAAAGAGAAATCAAACTGGACATTAGAAGCTAAATACAATATTGGGAAAAAATAAATTATGAATGTATATAAAGTGAATGATCGGGCATCAGTGCCTGAATACGCGACGACAGGCTCTGCTTGTTTCGACATTAGAGCATGTATTGAAAATGGACAACGTTTACGCTCATTTAACGCTTTCAATAAGGAAATGACTGTAGTCGTAAAAGGCGTTGGTGGTCAACGTGATGCATTTCAATTACCGCCAGGAATTAGAGTATTAGTACCAACAGGTTTAATCTTTGATATTCCAGAAAAGCATGTAATGAAAATGTATATTCGTTCTAGTCAAGCTCTGAAAAAAGGGTTGACAATGGCAAACGGTGTTGGTATAATAGATTCAGACTATGTCGAAGAATCTTATATGATGCTAGAAAACGTTTCAGATAGCATGGCTCTTATTGTGCATGGTGAACGAGTTGCTCAATGCCTAATAGAAAAAGCTCTTCGTACCAAGATTACAGAAACAGAAGAAAGACCTGGACAAAAGACTGACCGAGACGGTGGCTTTGGTTCAACAGATGAATAAAGGTTATTACAAAAAGTAATAACTTTTTTACCAGATATACATTATTTGTATATAAATAAACGTGTAGGGATGCCGAAATTCGGGTCTCTGCACTTTTTAACGGTCGGTTAATAACGGCTAACAATAATCTTGCTTAATTTAAAAGGAGATATCAAGATGACAAACGCACAAAGAATGACAGCAGACTTGCTTAATGATCCATTTTTTATTGGATTCGACAGAGTTCTACACAAAATGCAGAACTCAACACCAGGTCAAACGAATTACCCTCCATATAACATTGTAAAACTTGACGAAGACAGATACACGATTGAACTCGCTGTGGCTGGATTTGACGAAGATGAGATTGATGTATCGATCAAAGAAGGAGTTCTCGAAGTTATAGCTGAAAAGGCTACACATAGAGATGAGGGAGAATACTTACACAAAGGTATTTCTGCCCGAGCCTTCAGAAGAGCTTTCACACTCTCAGACACTATAATTGTTAATGGAGCAGATCTAGTAAATGGTATTTTATCTATCGAACTAGAGAACGTAATCCCTGAAGAGAAGAAACCACGAAAAATTAATATCGGTAAACAAAGTGCGTCTGGTAAAAAGACACTCTTAACTGAATAATTTTATAACAGCCCTCAGGAGGGGCAACTAATGAAAATAGTTATTTCTTGGTTTAAGGAATGCGACGGCCAGTTTTGTGATATGGTAGCACAGGTTCTACTAACTGGAACTGCCTTAGCAGTAATGGTTCATTGTATTAATTTAATTACATAGACGTTACGAAGGCGGAGATTACTTATAGTTTTCTCCGCTTTTTTATGCGAAAGCGCCAGTCATTCCATATGGTAGAAGAGATCCATCATTCATACTATTACCGCTTTTAAACGATATTGTTTTAACTTCGCTGCCACCTTGCATTATGTAAGTAGGTGCTACTACAGGAGAAACACTTGCTACTGCTACTCCGCCACCTGCTCCACCAGCATCTGACCTTAATAAATCGCCTAATGGACCTCTCATTTCAATATTGTTTAATGATCTGCCATTACCAAACTCATCATAAATTATTAATCTTCCGTCTGCGTCATAAGCTGCGCCTGGTACTAATGATTTATTTGAACTCAGGCCATCGCTATATGGATCTTGTGATGTATTACTTCCAGGAAAGCTTAAACGATTAATAAGACCTTCTGTTATAGCTTCCCAGTCTTTAACTTGTTGCCTTTGTTCTTCTAGCGAAAGAGATTTATCACTATATGCTCCTCGCCCCATACGAGTTATAATATCTGATGCAAATTCCTGATTTGTTACGCTAGGGCTAAACGGTCTCCAGCGCATTATGCTTCCTTCTGTGTCAATAGCACGACCTTGCGCCCACCTTATCAACTCAGCAATCGATTCTTCATCACCTGCAAGTGCACCTTGACGTAACCGGTCTAACTGCAATTCGTTAACTCCTTCAGAGCCATCACCAACATTCTGTTCAGCTATTACAGTTTCTAACTCCGCTATAGCTGCTTGGGCTTCATTACGAGCAGCTCCACCTATTGCAAGCTGTGTTCTTCTTCTTGCTTCTGCCATAGCTTCGGCAACTAGACGTATTTCATCATTCTCAAGATTTGTTGGATCTTCTGCATTTTCGACTGCGGCCATTGCTTTATCTACAGATGCTGCAAATTCTTCTGCTCGTACTCTTTTATTTTTATCTATCCAACTTTTAATAAGAACACCCATACCTACTGCTGCAGTTGCTGCAACAACTGCTATTGACAGAGGGCCTCCTCCAAACAACATTGCTACACTTAATGCAGCTAGCCCAACTTGACCTACGGTTACTAGGTTCTCTATACCGTTTTGCATTTCAGGTGATTCAGCACCGGTTTGCTCTGTAATATATTTCACAATATCATCACCGTAATATACAGCTAAACCTGCTGCCGCGAGGGCAAGTCCAGGACCAATAGCTGCTAATTTTGCACCCATTCCTGCACCCTTAGTTCCTGCTAGCATTCCAGCAACAGCGCCTTTAACACCAACACCAACTAATCCAGCACCTACTACTTTTGTTAAAATATCGCTGATGCCTGTTTCACCTATCCATGTAGTAAATGTATTAACAGTGTCAGACATATTATTGATAGCACTAGAAAAGTTAGTCCAATTAATTGCTGTCACGGCCTTAGTCATCGTTTTGAATTGTGTCTCTACATCACCCCATTTTATATTGGAAATAGTCTCTTGCATCTTACTAAAGCCGCCATCAGTTTCTTCGTCAATAAATCCTTTCAGAAGATTAAACCCTACAAATAACCCCGCAGCTCCTAGCGCAAGATTTTTCATAGAAAGTGCTTTAGCGATAGAGTCACCTGTTTTTTCGCCGACTTCGCTTAAAGGTTTTTTATCGTCACTATCTGGTTTATTTTTATCTGGGGCAACCAACTCTTCGAATTGCTCTCTAGACTTCTCACGCTCTAGCGCTTCAACGGCCATTCCTGCGTTAGATTGCATTATAGCTGTTTGCTCGATGATGTTAGCAGAAATACTTTCAAATAGACCTTGGAACTGGTCCATTTTTATTTTAACAGATCGTACAGAATTGGTCCCACTATTTCTGTTGAGATCGCCTTCTGCTTTTAACCTGTCTATTATTGCTTGTGTTTCCTGCGACAACTCTGCCATTTTAATTCCTACTTATCTTTGTTGGGCTTCTTTTTGTTCTTCTATATGCGATATTAACATAGTAAAATATAAATCTCTTTCATATGGTATTAGTGCTTCTATATCACTTATTGAATATTTATGATGCTGTGCCAAAGCGAACACTTGTTTATAATATTCGCCTAAGTTGATATGACACAGCGTCAGATAAAAAAAGTGCGTAATCCTTCTATAACAAACGTTTTATCATTTCCTTTAGAATTTTTATATTTAAATTCGTGTCGTAATTTCGGCATTGTTTCGAAAAATGTTTGTATTAGTTTAATTACACTACTGCTTAAATTCTCCATAAATCCATCAACTTCTTCATTACTATAATCACTAAAATTATGTACTTCATCTTCTGACGCGATTTTATCTAAACATGAAATCATTATGAAATAATTAACTAACGGATCTTGCGGCGACATTTCTGAAATTTTAATGAAAGCATCAATAGTTGGATACTTTAGCATCAGTATATAATCGTCGTTAATCTTAATTTCGTTAGTGTGTCCTTCAGTTCTGTTTATTAATACGTTATCGACATTCAAAGTTAATTTAACATCTTCATCAGTTTCGTCATCTTTAATACTAAAGTCCATAGTATTCTCAACTGATTTTGATCTTAACACTAAGTGAACGTATTCTAAATCAAACATTGCTAAATCTTCAATATCTGTGTCAAGTAAGCAATTATTAACAACTTGCTTCATAGCTAAAATTTCAGCCGCAGGGTCTTTTGATTCTTGCGCGACTAATAATATCTTTTCTTCTTTAACAGTATATTGTCTGTATTTAATCTTGTTCCCTGTCGAAGGTAATTCCAATTCAAAAATCGGTAAATCAATCTTAGGTAAAGCCATAATTTATTTCTCCATTAACCAAAAAAGTCTTTAAGTCGACGCACTTTGTTATTTACTCTTGTATACTTATTCACTGCATCTTGTACAGACTCTGGTACCAAGTTTTGTCCTATTAATTGACCAACTGCGCCGATTTGATTAATCAATCCTAGTATTCCGTTACCCCTGCCATATCGTGCAGTGGGTGATCCTATTCTTTCACCAGTCATCTGAATCCTATCGTATTGAAACGATACTGGTAATACAGAGAATGAATCGTTATTTTCCCAAGCCAAGTCAACATCACCAATCATCATTGGGAATGCGTTATCTAATATGACTTCGTAGTACTGTCCTGAAACATCATAGTTTGTAGAGTATTGTCTAATAACAATACGGCATGCATAACTATCTTTATATCCTATTTCAAACGGTAACTTACCATCTACCTCTGCAAATGAACCTGCCGCAGTACCGAAGTTAACTACGTTTTGAGCCCACGAGTGAAAGAAAGATAGTACTTGATGATCTGAATCAAGCAAAAAGATTGCTTGAACTGGCTCTGTATTAACACCCATTGGCATCAATTTACGAAACTGTGCAACCTGATCATTTTGTATAGTGTTCATTGTGACACCAGGAATAGAAGCATTCTTACAAAAGAATGTAAGATCACGAGAACTAGCTCGCGACTTAACGTTTGATGGTCTCGAAATCTGTACTTCAAATAGAGAACCGCGTGATGGGCCACCGAACCAGTCCATCTGTGTTTTAAATTCTGAGATATTAAACGCCAATGTTATCTTCCTCTTACGATTTTTCTTGAATCGGCATATACTTGACTTGCAGTAGCACCAACGAACTGTTGTGTTGGTAAGAACAATGCGATATCCCATTCTGATGGATTTATGTACGCCGGTTTTGTTCTTACGTGTGCATTCAAATAATGTTTTATCGTTGGCTGAAATTCTTTAAACTTCGCAGCTCCGTTTAATACTTTATATGATGCAGATAATTTTGTTGTTTCGTCAAATGCCTTATTTGATAGTACTGTATATAGTTGATCCATTAATTTTGCTCTTAAAATCGGTGGTAAATAATGCATGTTTATCCCAAGGAACCCACCCTTTGCTTTATTTATTGGAAATATTAGTGGAAACCTATCATAATATGGTAATGTATCTTTATGCTTAGGATCATACGCAAATAAGTACATGTTACCCATCATAAACCTACTATCTTGACGTCGGTTTTGATCTTGCCTTAATTCTTTAATAAGCTTGTCACCCTTAGTTCTATTTCTGTTTGTGCGGGTAACACCTTTAGCCTGATCGCGGTACCACTCTCTAGCCGCATCTGTGCGAGCTGGTGCTTTACCAGATCTTATTCCTTTAAGGAGTATGTCGTCGAACATTGATGCCATTATTTGATTCCTAATTGATCTTCAGTGTAAATTTGGAAATCCCAACCACGTTGATTACAGAACATTCGTGCTGCTTTCCACTTTGCTTCGTTTATTCCCCAAGTTTTCACCTCGTTTAAATATCTTCTCGATACCCGACCAGTACCGGTCTTCTTCTTATTTATGTCGGGAGGCACTGTCTGATATTTTGGTTTAATTTCAATCATCAAAGTTTTCTCACCCCCACCTTTAGATATAGGTACTCTACTATGTACAATTACATCAGGAAAGTATCTGTGTCTTCTACCATCAATTGGCGAAAGATACGGTACAACAACTTCTTCTGATTGCCACCAAATTACATCTGGGTGTACATCTACATATCTAAAAAATTTGAATTCCCACATAGATCTATAAATAATCTTAGTGGGATCTCCCTTATATTTACTTGGATTTTTTGGTTTAAACCGTCCACTATAAGCCACCCGTTCTCCTCACACTTCATTGTAATTGTTATAAATAGAAATAATATTAAATTATTTATAATCCAAAGGACAGTACCGCATGTCAACTAACCGCCCAGAAGAGTCAATTCGACAAAAAG